CGGCTTGACGTAAGCCGGCGTGAAGCTGGTCGCCTTGAAGCCGCGGTTGGCCGAGTCCTTGCCCGGCACGTCCGGATGGACAAACGGCGCAAGCTCGCGGTCGGGCAGGATCTTGTCGAAGACGATCTGTTCCATGTCGGAAAGGACCGTGGTGGAGAAATAGCGATCGCGCAGGAATGCTTCCGGGCGGTCGCGGGGAGGCAGAACCGCAACGAGTTCCGCGGTGGAGAGGAGAAGTTCTTCCATGTGTGGTGTCCTTTCGGTCTCGGGCTTACTTCAGGACGCGCACGTAGAGGGGAGCGCCTGCCTTGCGGAAAGCGGCCTCGACGGTAGCGGCCGTATGTCCGGCGCCCAGAATGAGTTTCGTCGAATCGAAGGCGCCGCTCGCGTAAGCCGCGGCAACGACATCGCCGGCGGACGCATCGCAATCGGTCGCCAGCACCAGTGCGGGCGTCTGCGAGCCGTCAGCAGCGGCCGAAGCGGACAGGGTGTATTTGTCCGACGCGGTGATGTTGCCGAGGACAGCACCACGCTTGAGGTTCTGACCGCTGACGATGGTGACGTTGCGGGTGATGACCGGCACGTCGGAAACGAGCAGGTCGTTCGGGGCGAAGGTTGCTTCTCCCATGATCAGGAATCCTTCCAGTTACGGCCGTGACGGGCCAGGATGGTGGAGCGGACGGTGGAGATCACCGCCTGTTTCTCGGTGGCCTTGCCGCCGCCGGGCGTGCCGCCGCCGAGCGTCGGGCTCTTTCCGGCCATGCGACTGCCAAGGCGCGATCCGCCGGCGGAGGCAGAGGAGAGAAGCGCACCCGCTTCCTTGGCCGAGTAGAACCTCGAACCGAAGGCAAGCTCGGCGGCGAGGCCGGGATTGCTCTCGGCCTTCGGATGCATGAGGATCGAGCGGATGCGACCCTGCTCGGCGCGGCGGACGGTGCTTGCAGAGGTCTTGCCGTCGTCGGTCTCGTCTCCCTCGGTTTCGGCGCTGGTGTCCTCTTCCTCGGTCTCGCTCTCCGGATTGGAAGAGCTATCCTCGGCGGAGGTGTCCTCCTCTTCGGTTTCGAGCACGTCCTCGTCTTCCGGCCGCTCGTCTTCCAGCCGGGAGCCCTTCTTGCCGCTAATGGCGGCGAGCACGCTCCGCGTGAGCGCGCTGCTACGCGTCAAGTTCGACATTCGTCGTCTCCAGTTGATGTTGGGGTTAGCCGGCTGTCCGGCTCAGTTCAGCTTCGAAGGCTTCGAGAACCTGCGAAGGGCGTGCAACCGCGTCGGCGAGGCCGGCATCAACCGCCTTCTGTCCGCGATAGACCCGCGCCTCAGTGGCGAGAGCGGATTGCTGTGTCAGCCGGCCGGCGCGGTATCGCGCGACGGTGGCTGCGAATTCGACGCGAAGCTCTTCGAGCTCGGCGAGTTCCTGCTGAAGCACATCGTCCGGGATGGCTTCGTAAGGATTGAAGTCGGCCTTGTGCTCGCCGGCCTTCAGGATCGTGACCTTCAGGCCTTCCTTCGCGAGCCAGGCGCTCATGTCGACATGCATCGAGATGACGCCGATCGAGCCGCAAATACCGGTCTGCGGGATGACCAGCTGACGGCAGGGCGAGGCCAGCAGATAACCGGCCGAACAGGCATGATCCGTCAGAACGGCAATGGTGGGCTTCGCCTGCGAAAGCTCGAAGATCAGCTCGGCGCAATCGAAGGCGCCGGTCACCTCGCCGCCGTAGCTGTCGACCTCAAACACGACGGCCTTGATGTCGTCGCGCTCGATGCAATCCCGGACCTGCACTCCGATCGCTTCGTAGCTGGTCATGCCGCAGGACTTGCCGATCCACTTGCCCTTGTTGACGAGCGATCCCTCGATCTCGATCAGCGCAATGCCGGACGCGACAAGATCCGGCCCGGGATAGATTCGCTCTCCGTCCCAGTCGGTCGCATTGCGCAGCTTCTCGCCAAGGAGCCCCATCTCTTCGCCGCCGGCGACGTGCGCCGGAGCGTCCGGGCTGCCGAGGACGCGCGGACCGAAAGCCCGCGCAATGATGTCGCCCTTCGACGGATGCAGCATCAGCGGCGTGCCGAACATCCGACTGGCGATTTCGGGATAGTTCCTCATGCCGTTTTCCTTCTGGCAATGCGCGGGATGCCGGCATAATGCCGACGCGCCGAGGTGCGGCCGTTGACCTCTTCCTCGGTCTCGTCGCCGGGTTCGGCGGGCGGCGCGGCACTCGCCTGCGATCTGGCTTCGGGTCTGCCCGGGTCGGGATCGAGGCCGAGCCGCTCGTAGAACGCCCGTTCCCGGGCGCGCTGCTGCGCATCCATCTTCCAGTCCCGCCCCTGCTCGGCCGCTTCCTGCTGGAGCGTGGTGAGATTGCCGGCGAGCCGCTCGCTGGCGGCCTGCGCCTCGCGCAGCGGGTCGATCCAGCCGCGGCCGGGGCCGATCCAGTCCGCATGGCACCATGCGGCCGGGTTCTGTTCAAAGGAAACAGCGTCCGCAGGAAGCTCGATCAGGCCTTTGTCGAACACCTCCTCGAGCCATGCCCGATAGATCGGCGCCATGAACTGCGAGGCGAAGCCGCCCTTCTTGGCGGTGAAGCCGCGCCAGATTTCCAGAAGTGCCGCGCGCGCCGACGAATAGTTCACCTGGCTCCAGTCCATGGTCAGCTGCTCGTAGGTGACGCCGATCGCGCTGGCGACCTTGCGCAGCGCCGCATTGACGAAGGCCTCGAAGTTGGCGTTCGGGTGCTCCGGCTTGGTCAGCGTCGCCTTTTCGCCGGGCTGCAGCGTGTTGATGCGAACGCCGGGCAAATCGATCGGTGCAGCGCCGTAATAGGCCTTCTGCGCAGCCGACATTTCGCCGTAGAGCTTGGCGATACCGTCGTTGCCGTAATCGGCGCCCATCGCCTCGAGCATCTCTTCCGGATCGAAGGGCGTTTCGATGAAGGCGGCCATAACCGCGTTCAGCATTGCCGCCTGGCTCTCATAATCCTCGTAATCGGTCGACTGCTTGATCGACCGCATGACTGGAGCCCAGTCGGAAACACCGCGCGTCATGCCGGCGCGCTTCTGCTCGTAGGCGTGAACGACGATCGGGCGCCCCCATTCGGTCTCCCGCTCGACATACTCCCAGTGCCACAGGCCGGTATTCCCGGCGAAGAACTCGCCGGGATGAGACTTGCGGAAGTGGTAGCCGACCGGAGCGCCATAACCGTCGATGGCGACGCCGTCGCGCAGGAACTCCTCGTCCATGCGGCCGTTCGGGTTGGAGCAGCGGGCCGGATCGACGACATGGATCGCCGTCTGGAACAGCGGCGCATTGTCCTGCCAGACGATGACACCGAAGGCCTCGCCCTCGGGACCGAAGCGCTGACGGGCAGCAAGGCCAAGAATGCCGGCCATGGTCTTCGTCCGCTCGGCGTCGCACCATTTGTCGACGTCCTGCGTGTAATCGCGCCACAAGGCTTCGATCTTGTCGGCGATCTCCTCGGCCTGCTCAAACGTCATGTTGAGCGAGACGTGGTTCGGCCGCGCCGCAAGCGTCCAGCCGGAGCCGATGATGTTGTCGACGAGGCGCGAGGTGCCGGCGGCACCCCAACCGTCATTGCGCGCCACGTCGTTCAGCCGGTCGACCAGCTCGGAGCGCGACCAGGTCAGCGCCGACTGACCGGACCAGGTGCCCGGCCGCCATTTGGCGAAGGACGGGTGATCGTAGGATGCACCCTGGTAGGCCGAGGACGCCATCAGCCGGTTCTTCGCGACCTGTACGCGCGCAGCCGCACGCACGGCCGGTGAAAGCGGCTTCGCATCGGGGCCGAGGATCGTGACGTCGCCGCTCATCCGAAGATCACTCCCCGGCTGCGCGCCCGGGCGAAGCGGCGAAGGCCGAGCTTCGCCTCGAGGTCGCGGACGTACTGGCGCAGCGCGCCGATATTGGTCGCGGCATAGGTGACGCTCTCGCCGTTATAGCTGAGCGAGACCTCGGCGCGGCCGATCTCCATCTGGTGCAAGGCCTCACGTGCGTCGTCGAGCCGTGCCAGAAGCACGGCGCGTTCCTGTTCGGTCAGTGCCATATGGATCTTCCTAGCGGTTTCGCTGCGCTGCCCGGGCGGCGCGCGCGAGGGCGGCAGCGACGAGCGGCGATTGCTGTTCTGCCGCGGCGCTCTGGCCTGCGGCAGGTTCGGTCTTGACGGCGATCTGGTTCAGATGATCCTCGAGATCGCCCTGTTGCGGCGCTTCGAGGCGGCCGAGGCGATCGGCGATCGCGTCCCATTCCTCGTCGGTCCAGTAGGGCACGCCCCAGCGATAGGCACCGGCCAGGCTCTGGTTGAGCATGTCGATGAT